CATCCATCACGATCTAATATGGTAATGCGTAGCTTCTTCCACTTACCACTACCTAACGCACGTTCACTCAATGCCAACCCTTTGTCTTGAAATGATGTAATGCTTTACACATAGAACCATATCTATTGTAATTATATTTAATACCCCACTCTACTTGCTTATACCCATCTACTGTACTTAGCCACTTACTTCTACCTTGTGGTATGCCATAGTGTGAACCATTACGTGCTTTGGGATTCCACCTAGATTCTCTATGGTATAGCTCATCTAAACAGTAAAACTCATCTATGTTATTTAGTTGTATAAATGCCCATTGACGATAATGATTTGGTTTATCAACTGCAACAGATTCATCTATTAACAAGGACGATGTAATGAATATACATAGAGCGAGCCCAACTAGCGTGCACCTTGCGAGCTTCCCGCTATGCGGCTCGCCTTTTCGCCTTGATGGCGAATGCGATCTAGAGCGTATCATACCGTGTCAAATCGAGCGTGAAATTTGAAGATTTTGAAATCATCTGTATCAGCCCAAGTTTGGTCATAACCACCAGTCATATAGACATCCACCCTTCATACTCTGCATCTGGATTAGCTAAATGCCACTCCATTTTCAATTTATTTTGTAATTCCCAGTCAATAGTGTGATTGTGGCCTGGCTCATCGCACATTACATTGCTATCCCATCAGTTATGTGCAAATACCCCACTTGCTTAATGCGTGGTGCATTGTCCTCAAAGTCCGTTGTAGTAGGCATTGGCCTATCTTTCCAAACAGGCTTATTAAGTTTTGTCAAGTTAAAAGCCCATATGCCCTCTGGCGTGGCATTGATATACCAAGCTGTAAATGATTTACGTAATGCAGCCATCGTCAATGATTCCCATTTAGACTTTTCGACCAATAACTCAGGATAATGATTACGCCTGGCTTTGAGCTCTATGTACATACGACTCTGCGATGATACACAATCCCAAGCATCATATTCCGATGATCGCTGAAGATCAGGCACATATCGCCTTTTAATGTAATTAAACATTTGATCTTCAGTAATCACGGTTTACCACCCCAGCCAGTACCCTTGAAGACCAGCCCAGGTGCTGAGTAAAGCCTACTCATTTCTAAATTACATTTAGGGCAAGTCATACCACCATCACCCTCTTTATATGTGCGATGCACAGAACCGTATGTGCCGCACTCTCTACAGCTGTATTCGTATGTTGGCATTACTTTGCTCCAATCAGTTGGCAAGTGTGGCAAACCACGGTGGAGAACTTCCAACTGCCACACTTATCACATCTGCATATATCCGAGTCTGGTATATGCAAAGCCTCTGCTATATTCTTAACGCCTACTGTGCCACAATCCATACACTGATAAGCCTTAAAGCCATCTGGCGTATCAAGCTGATCTAGCCATAGGAACTCGGTGTTTCGCTTGCAGCCATTACATTTAAATTGTGGGTGCATTATGGTAATATCCCTATTGCCTGCAATGGCATTGAGTACATACCAAATACTTACCATCGTGTATTAGTCTGTCGTCATTACAGCTCATACATTTGTCTAATGTTGGCTCTATGGTTACTTTGTCGTTTTCCATTCGTGCAAGGTAACCTGAGCCATCAATAATCTCAACATATCCCATTATTCGCCCCCCTTCTCACTTGGAAAGAACCAGCTGCCTTGTGCATCTTGTTTAGCCCAGACTGCGTGTTCTTTAACTTGGCCAAGACATACATAACCGTAATATGGCTTGTTAGTTGCTTTTGTAATTCCAGTTCTCAACACGTGCCCCTTGTCGCAGCATATTGCTGGTGGCTTTGGTGCTACTGGTGCTTTAAACTCTGGCGTATTCCAATGTGTTGGATCTTCTAGTTTGTTTTCGACTGCAAATACCGCTCCAGTTCCAGAATTAGCAACGCGTTGCATTTCTGTGCGGCTAGGCCTTGCACCCTTTTTCGAATAGATGTAATTAGCCAAAGCCCTACCGATTGCGGAGCTCTCTGCAAGTTCGCAAGCAAACTTATTAAAGCTCGATCCAGTGCGGATCTCGGATGCCCAGCCAGTCGCAACTGGCACTGTATCAGCCGTAGTTCGATAGAGACGAGCCACAAACACAAACTCATCTGCACCACCATTAGGGCGATTGATAAGTTCTGTTTGAATAGACCCATCTTCATTATCTTTCCACCATTTCTCTAATCGTTCTTCAACGGTTTCGTAATCATCTAAATTAAATGCCATCTAGCCACGCTCCTTCGTCTTGCATTGCATCGGTTATTGTTTTAGCGATAGCGATGTATCCGAGCGCATCGGTGTAATTGTCCAGCACTCGTGAATCTTCAGCTTGTCTGCTGATTTTGACCAATGCCATACAGATTGCAACTTCATTTGGTTGAATTGGATACCCCAAGTAAGCTGACCAGAGCTCGGCAATTCGTTTATGGTTTTGGATTGGGTGGCCGTAAGCAGCACCTCTAGCGTGCAATGTCTCGGTAACATTGGCAAATAACTTCTCAGTTGTAGTTGTCATAGTCAAAAACCTGATCGGATTTCTTTTGAATGTTGGTCATTCTTCTGTGTGAATCCCACCCAGCTTGACGGCCTTTCCAATAGCCTGACTGAAATGCTGATTCTTTGATCTGAAGAATGATCCAGGTAATAGCTCCTGTAATCACCATTCCCCACATCCACATATATCCAAAGTCTTTTAGATCGTTATACATTTGTAGCCCTTCTATGCTCACAATTTGTGGCATAGCAGTAGTGTGCCATCTGTGTACGACTTTGTGGATTATTTAGTGGGTTTTTTGTATAACGATTAGATAACGTTATCCGTAGTATTTGCCAAGTGCTGTAAATGAGCCGTCCTTATTCACTGGCACTAACGTTGGTGTTAGTGTCTTGCCTACGGCTTCAAGTATAGCAAACCCCATCTGCCAATTTGCGGCAGAATAGCGCAAATAAGAGGCTTTCTTGCGATCCATTAGATTACCTACCTCAACCCCATATAAAGGCCTGTAATGGCTTCCTAAGGCCTCTGTATAGGCACTCATACCCAGTCTGTGGCTATGCCCCGCTACTACGGATTTGCCCCATTTTTTACTAAGATTCAATGCGGTAATTCCAGCGTGCTGGCTCATATTGCCTTCATCGCCGTGGGCTAGTACCCAGCCAGGATGAAACTCATAGGCTGTCTTGTGATACTCCATACCCATTTCGGCGAATCCCATAAACTTTGGGTATTGCAACTCTGGCAATGAAATTAAGCCAGGTACCTTTAATAAGGTGTTGTATAAACGATCTGAATGATTACTTCTAATAATGTGCATTTCACGGCTGTACTCACCTAAATCCCAAAGTATCTTCTTGCACAGCTCACGATCCTGGTGAATGGTCTGCTCATAAGCCAAAGGTGTTTTTTCACTCCAACGGCTAATGGTCTGGAAATCAATTTCATCGCCGACCACCAATACAGAATCAAACTTCTCCCTACGTGCTAACTTGATAACATTTTTTACAGCTGCCTCGTGGTGATAAGGCACTTGTAAATCTGATATTACGAGATACCTAGTAGACTTAATCTTCTTCCTCATCTGGAGTAGGGATACGTGGGATAATACCCTTGTCGCCTACAACCCAATCAGGCATAGACTCTGGGCTATCCATTAGATACAACGCAACAGACTCACTAAAGCCAGCCTTGCGTGCAGCTTTATACATTTCGTGCTTGGCAATATAAAACACTTCTAGCTTAGATAATGGCTCAGGAGTCTTGCGTACTCTGCGCCTATTAATCTTTTTGCGCTTGCGTGTAGTTGCCATAGTTAAAGGCTACTTCCTGTCCACTAAAATGCGCATCATTTCTTCTTGGCGTGTTTCAATTCTTGCTAAACGATCTGCAAGTGATGAGCCGCTGTTAGGTGTTAAAGTCCAAAGCCATCCTTTAATAAGATAACGCAGACCCACAAAGAAACCTGTTAATACGGCGCAGATGCCAGCGGCAAAGCCAGCCCATTCTGTGGGACTCACTTCTTCGGAGTTGCATAGCCAAATACACCTGCAAGTACAGCCCATAGAATAGAGCGGTAGTCAGCTGCAAAATTGGATGCTGCCCAAGCTGATAGAAATGCACCAGCAGTTAGAATGTAAGGATTTTTCATATTCATATTTTGCCCCCTAATAATGGGATGTCGAATGGTTTTCCATCGAAATCGCCGGCCTTGGTAAAACTAATGTGTATGTGTTTAGTGTGTTTGTTATAGCCCTTGTATGTACGCCATCTATAGCCCAGGATCTTGCTTGCTATCTTGCCATTATGGATCACATAAGATATGCGTTTATCGGTTTTTGCGCATTCTCTGATTTGGTCAGCCAAATAAACTGAGAGCCCCTCGGATGAATCCAGCCTAGAATCAATATCAATGGCTCGGACACATCCTGTGTCGTCTGGATTATGATCTGATTTTCTCGTGGAATGACGAGCATCACCGATCCACCCATCAGCTTGAGTCCTGCGATCTGGATACCAGGTAGTAACGGCATCTCTAAGCTCGACTCCTGCTGCGCATAACCACGGCTTCATTAGCTTAGTAGGAGTTTTGCTTCGTCTTCGGTAATGCCAAGTTTATCTAACAATGCAGCCTTAGCCTCAGCCTTCGCTGCTGCCTCTACCTCTGCTGCTTGGCGTTGATCTTCAGCAGCAATGCGTGATGCTTCTAATTCAGCAATTTCCTCTGCTGTTAATTCAACAATACTGGTTTCACCTGTTGAACAATCTACGATTACTTTAGTTGGCATTTCTTCTCCTTTGTTAAGCGTTTGATATTCCGTATAGATAAGCACTTGAGTATTGAACCCATAATGTTGATGAACCAACACTTAGGTTAATAGAAGTTATGGCTGCGGTTTGATTCCATAAACCTGCGTTTAGGGCTATTTGTCTATTATTAAAAACAGTTCCATTTGTTTCTGCTGCACCAAAACTCAAAGAAGGTTTATTTGTGCTAGAAAGGTAATTTGGAATATAAAGTTCAACATTACCAAATGTACTGGCAGTTGAATTTCCACCACTAATTTGGAAAGCGTAATTATAGGTTTGGCTTGTAAACGAACCTGAAGCGGCTGCACCCGAATTGCTACCATCTCCTTGTAAATATCTGTTGGAATAATTTGCTCCACTACTGGTATTAAAACGAATGTTTACATAATCATCAATAGATGCAACATTTCCTCTTAAAGATAAAACTAATTTCAAATCTGTATAAGTGGATGGTATTGAATTAAAATCAATAGAACTTACGCCACCTGAACCAACAGTTGAACTTGCAATTAAAGTATATGTGGTTGCCATTTTATGCCTTCAGTATTCCGTAGAGGGTGGCGGTGGTGCCTGCTGCAAATGTTGATGTGCTAGTTGTTGTTGTTATAGTTGTAATTGCGGCGGTTGATCTCCATAATGCAACTTTCACACCAACGCCACCACTACCATTAGCATCTTCTGAGTTTGTAATTAAACAAGTTTTATTGGTTGAACCAGCATAAGAAAATATATCTAGCGTTAATAGATAAGGTTCACTTGCCGCCCTGCTTGCACCATTGGCTCTTATGTAAGTTTGTGATGTGGAACGACTACTAGCCGCTGTTGTACCATTACCAGATAATCTTGTAAAACTATAATTAGACCCAGTATCAGAATTAAAAGTAACATTTAAATCAAGTGCGGCGGTATTTGTTGCCGCTAACACAAGCCTTAAATCGGTATAACCTGAACCAATAGAATCAAAACTTATTGTGGCATTAGCACTACCCAAAGTAGTTGTTGCAATTTTCTCATATGTGGCTGGCATTATGCACCCTTGATTCCGTAGAGGGCAAAGGTTGTAGATGTAGTCCAGTTTGCGGAACGATAAGAAGTTAAATCAATTCTATTTATTGCTGATGTACTCAACCATAAATTTGAAATTAATCTAATCTGACCTGTATTACTAAGACTATTTTGGTCTTGTCCGCCTATTGTGCGAACTGTTTTATATTTAGATGTATTGGCATAATCTACTATGTCTATAACTGCAGTTCCCATAGCGTTTGCAGTTGCGGCAGAGCCAGTTATGTTTGTATTAAGTACAATAGTTTGGCCAGTAGCAGCAAAATTGTAAGTACTCGCTCCATCACCTTCTATACCGTGATAGGTATAATTGCTACCAGTATCACTATTAAATCTAAATTGGATATAGTCGGTGCCAAAGCCTGTATCGGTACGAGCAATACACCTAATTTGTAAATGGCTATAAGTAGCGGGTATTGAACTAAATGTTATTGTTCCGCTTGAACCTGTGCCAGTAGCACTAGCAATAGATTCATAAGAACTGGTAGAAGCCGCTACCCCGCTAGACAATGTACCTAATAATGAATTAAGCAATTCCGCCTACCACATACCAAGTGTTAGCAGCTGTTTTAATACATACTGCTGTTTTGTATTGTGCAAGGGTTGGAGATGCTGCAACTGCGCCAGCACTTAATACTGTTGTAGTACCAGGTGTTACTGCGCTAATTGTGCAAACACCAGCACCAATGTTTAATATGGTAAGTGCTGTGCCAACTGGAAATGCCACGCTTGCATCTGTTGGGATTTTAAATGCAATAGCAGTTGCTTTGTTCATTAACTCTAACACTTGGTATGAATCTGCAAGTACGGCTGTGTAATCTGTAGTGTTGGCTGTGCCTACTGTGAAGGCAACCAAAGAGTTATAATTGGCTGCTGTTAATACATCGCCTGTTACGGCTGGTAAACCTGATGGCATTTCTACTCCTTAATAAGATAAAACGTTTTGTCCTAAGACACCGTAATCTACGTTGCCTATTATAAACCCATCTATCACTGGTTCTAGCGTAGTGAAGGTGGTTTTCCAACTATTTGGCGTAATGCTCATAGCCACACCAAAAATCTGTAGGGTTTTCTGAAGGGTAGACCCGCCTGGCTGGGTAGTCTTAACTGTGATCGGATCAAAGTAATCTAGGTCTAAAGCTGCCACAATGCCTGAATTGTAGTTAGTGGTGTATAAATCTAGCGTTATGGCATCGACTCGAATGGTGGTCTCAGCTCGGCTGGCTACATAGGCTTTGGCATAATCTAGGGCTACGGCATCGGTTTGCATCAATAGATCGTTTTGGAAGTAAGAGTGCAAGAAATACTTGTCTATGCTGGCTTGGTTGGTTGCAATTTGGGCAGTACCACCAGTCCTAGTAATAGTGGCCTTATTGAAAATCAACACATCATTTAGTACCCAGGATGCGTTTGTATAGTAGATGCCAGTGCCATCATCTGCAAAGACTGTGGGTGTGCCACCAATAGAGCTAACCGTCACTGTCCGATCTTGAAATACAAAGGATCCTGCCGCATTAACATAGATAGCCCCATACTCGCTGTCTGCCGCCGTAAACAGGGCTTGCAAGGATGTTCTGTTAGTGCCTGGATCAGCCTGTAAAGTAGTTAGGCCTGCATCAATATCACGCATAGAGGCTGGCCAACCAATAGTGTTTAAAATCTGGTTAATACGTGTGCCTGATAGATCACCAGCAGTTGCTCCTGTAACAGTGCTTATTTGGGCATTCTGAGCCAATCTAAAGGCATCTACGGCCTGTATGGTGGTGTATGCCACCTCGTCTGTCTCTTTAGGGTATGTGGTTACATAGCTGGTAATAAAGCCTGAGAATACTGGGTAGGTAACATTGTTATAGGTAGCAGTAATCGCCACCTTCTTCATAGGCGTTAGATAGGTGTAATAAGGGCTTGCTGGGTTTTGTGGGTTAAAGTCGCCGTTCTGATCTACTATGCGTAAGGTCATTGTGCCCGTTTGGAATTGATCCGATATAGCCGTGCGACCACGCTTGGTTTCGATCTTATTGATTTTATCTGATACATCTACAACCAGGGCTGCTGAATCAGCAAAGACGTTAGTGCCAAAGAGTCCAGAATCAAAAATCATCGCCTGAGCAAATGAAGGGCCAGTACTAAAGTTTATAATTGCATTTACTACAGGTACAGCCATTATGGAAGGCTTCCAGCTGCTGTGGTGCTATATCCGCTCTTTTGTGCTATCTGTAAACTCTCTGCAATAAGTTGGGAGAATTGATCGCCAACTTGTGAAGTATCCACCGTAATTCTTACATCGTTATAGCTCATTGGAGTTGGGCTTATTCCTGGCGCATAAACTGGATTTCCGCTACCCATTGGCACTGTGTAATCAATGCTACCTAATGGCCCTTGTGCTGGTGGAAATAATTGTTGCAGCCCGGGCAAGTTATAGCCAGTAGGATTAAAAGTGCCTGCTGCTACCTTAGCGTTAAGTTTAGCAATAATATCTTCGGTCATACCACGCAACTTGGCTATTTGAGCATCTAAAGCCGATGTGGCATTACCAAATGATTTAGCCAAATCGGTTGCTGATTTACTAGCTTCTAATTCAGCGTTAATCTTTTTGGCCAATGCCTCATTGTTATCTAATATAGCGATCTTGGCTTCAATGCGTAATCTAGTCTCGGCATCAGTAGCCTCGCCTAAAGCCTTCATTAAACCAATGCGTTCTACGTCAAACTTGTCTCGTAGTTTGTCTACTTCTGTTTTTGCTTTAAGTTGATCGTTTTCTGCCTTACGTAATGCCACGCCATTTTTTATTGCAGCAGCTTCTAGTTTTCTTTGTTGCGCTGCAATACGACCCATAGCAGGCGTTTCCTTGGCTGCACCTGTTGGGTATTTGCCTTGTGCGTTAATTTCGTTTAATTTGCCAAGCAGGTTAAATATATTTCCATAGGTTAAAATATCCTTGGCTTTAGTAAGTCCAGGAATCTTTTTTAATTCAGCAAATAAAACTCCAATGCCTTGAATGGTATTACCTGTAGTTTTGCCCAGGTTTTCCATTTTCTTTGTAGTTTCTTCAATGCTTGTATCTTGGCTTAATGCCTCTAATGCGCCAATGATGCCTTTGCCAATTTCCTCAGATACGTTAGCACTGGCAACCCTTAATAGATCCATTTTGCCTGAGTAGGTGCTTAATCGAGCTTGTGCTTGGCCTGCAAACTTATCATTTAATTCGCCTAGGATTTTATCCATATCGCCAGTCTTAATGGTGGCCTTACTTAACCCAGCACCTAATCTACTTAGAGCTGTAGTTTGACCTGAATAACCTTTTGCTAAAGCCTGGCTAACTTCGGCAAGTGATTTACCTGTAGCAGCACTTACATTAAGCGCAGTGTTTAAGGCTTCCTGGCTTAGGGTGATTGACCCAGTAACAGTTAATAGTGATTGAAATGCTGGTCTTAACTCATCATCTAAAACACCACTAACCTTTTGCAGATTAGCAATATACATTTCAACACCTGGTGCGCTGAACTGATAGCCAGTGTTCTTTAATTGCTGCTCTAAGGCTTTGGCTGCCTTCTCATCGGCTGCAAACGCATTAACAGCCTTCTTGCTGTAGTTAATTAAAGCGGCTGCGCTAAGGGATACGCCTATTGTCCTGCCTAGTTTTTGTATTTGTCTTTCAAATGTGTTGATATCTTTGCGTGCACCTTTTAGGGCTTTGCCATTCCAGGTTGCCGTGGCGGCTACAAATATATTGGCCATTACGCTGCCTTCTTAATCTGTGTAGTTTTGTTAAAGTTATCAGCTGTGCCGTTTATGGCTCGCACTATTGCCTGGTAAACCTTCATACTATCCTCAGCCCAAGCCTTGTAAACTAAACGGCCTTGGGTTTTGCGACCACTAGCACGGACATCTTTTACCTTTGGTTGTTTTGTAACAGGCTCTAATGCAGCTATAAATTGCTGGCTAGCAAATGGATTGTTTGAGTTATAGGCTTGTACCGCTTTGCTTCGGGCAGACTTCTTAGTGTATGTGCCGCCTTCTCCATAAGATGTTCTAAACTCAAATGGTGCACGGCCTTGCGGATTTAATCGGCCTGCCACTTCATAAATTGATCCAGGTCGGCTCACATTGTAAACATATTGGCTAACTTGGAATCCATTTTTTGTAATTTTATTCTTGCCTGGATTATATCCAATGCCCTGCCTTGCAGCGTTTGCATCATACTTTGGAAATGGCTTATAACTTACATCTCCTGATAATGGTTTAGACCAGCCAGACAAAACATCTCCGTTACCAGGTACATAACTTTTAGCCTTAAATGCAACGCCACGCATTAAGGGATCAATAGCGACACTAATGCGTTGGCGCATATCTTCATCAATTTTTACTAGACCTTTAAGGACATCTTTAACGCCTACGACTTCTGCTGGCATTTTTGATCTCCTTAGCTCTATCAGTCAGAACTTGTATAATTGCCATATACATTTCTGTATCCATATCTATAAACTCTTTAGGCGCAATTCCTGTCTCTACACTTAAAGCGGCAATACTGTATAAAGTAGAATTACGCTGTATTATTTTTTTTCTTCGTCTAATACCTCAACAGTTTCCAGAGTATCAATAAACTCTGTGCCCCATAAAGGTACTTGTGCGCCAGCCCTACGCAAGCATTCATAAGCCAGCCAGAAGATTTCTGTTTGACGTTCGTGCTCACGTAGGACTTTGCTAATGCCTGATCCGTACTTCAATTCGAAAGCGTACTCGACACCTGGAGTTATCTTGTGCTCTGATACTTCTCCATTAGCCCTTGTTATCTTTAGCTTTGCCATTTTTACTCCTTAGTTAGAATGCCACCGATGGGGACACTGTTACTGC